GCCCTGTACGCCCTGGGGACCCTGCGGACCTCTGACGCTGACGCTCTGCGGGGCCGTGGCCGTCTCCTGCACGGTGAAGCTCATCACACCGTTTGCATCCACGCTTGGCACAATGACGGGACCGACAGAGCCGGTGTCGCCCTTGGGGCCCTGTGCGCCGGTTGCGCCGGTATCACCCGTGTCGCCCTTGTCCCCCTTGACGCCGGTGATGATGGTCTTGGTTCCGTCATCTGTCACCGTGCCGTTCATAAACTGCATCCGGCTCCGCTGGGGCAGCGCCGTTCCCATGGCGTCTATAATCAGGTGCCCGCTGGACCCGGTTGCCTGCCAAGCCGTGCCGTCGGCGGATACCTCCAGCACCTTGTCAGCATTGAGGCGCATATACTTGAATCCGGCATCGTTGGCGGGAAGCTGCACCGTGGTTTCCACGCCATACTGCTCCAACGCCGGAATGAGGGTGTTGTTTAAAAACGTCTGGATTTCGTTGTACAGTAACTGCATGTCCGACCGGACCGCGGCTTCATCAGTCTCCACGGTCGGAAAGTCTTCTGGATTCGTCCAGTTTTTTGAATAGGTCAGTTTATCCAATGCCATTTAGCGATCCCTCCCCAGGTATCGGAAAAAGATTTGGGCCGACAGAATTGCCAAATCCTGGGCCACTTCATTGTTTCTCAGCCGCATGGAAAAATGCCGGATATGGCGGCACCCTGGTTTCCTGCGGGCTACGTGAGCGAATCTCTGCACACCGAGACACCGATACGCCAGATTACGGGGAGCCAGACGCCAGCTCATGGAGCGAATGTCTGTCAGGTCGAATCTGGTTTCATAGTCGCTTTGATACTGGATGCGTACCACGCTGTCTGTATCAGAGCGAACCGTAAAAATGCAATACAGCACATCCTTCAACCGGTCATAGGTGTCAAAGAACTGCGGTGGGAATTGATACACCTTATCTATGGCGTTTCCATAGTCCATAAAGGTCCGTTCAAACCGCGTAAGCCGCCCCGTGGCGTCCAGGTGATAGGTTTTGTTATCAGCTCTCAGGTATGCCACGCCGGATACATCCGTGAAGTAAAACCAGCTGGGTTCCTTCCACCCGCTCAGCAGGTAATCCCACGCATAAACGTGACCGCCCGCGCACAGCCAGTATCTGTTGTCATCATCAAAGGCGCACACAGAATCACCGTTTCGCACATCTTGCAAAAGCCCCTGGCGGGTCTCGGTCCCATTCACGTTTCGGCTGATGCACTCGACGTTATTTTCCAGTGCTGCTGTGCTGTCCCGGATAAAGTGAACGCCCTGTCTGGAATTGCAGAACACCAGGTTGTTATCAATCAGCTGGATGGTCCAGGGCAAATCGCACCCGATGGCACTGTTTACATTGGCGTAAGTCATGGAGACGGAGTTTCGGTCGTCCACATATTCCGTTCCATAGGTTGCCTTTCCGATGCTCCGCTCCTTAAAGACAATCAGCATCCCGTACTGTTTGCCAAAACCGGTGATGCCGTCTTCCGTGTCACCCGCCAGATTGTAAAAGCTCATAGGCCAATACGCCGGGTTCATGCTAACGCTGTCGTTTCCATTCCAGAAGAAGGCGTTCGGCTGCGCCTCACATCCGCCGAGCATGATGCACACATTACTGTCCCCGCCTCCATACACGCAGGCATAGGGACAGTCCATGACGCTGGCAAGCGCCTCTGGGTTCGCCTTGGAATATGTGATCTCCACGGTGTTGTTGGTGGCCGGGTTTGTCACAGGAGGAGCTGTGACGAAGACTACCTGGCCTTTGGCAAGATCCACGGCGTAGTCTGTTCCCGCCGTTTTCTCAGTTCCATCCACCTTTACCGATACAATACTGTCCACGGGTTTGACCGGAAGCTGATACGTCACAACGCCCAGTTTACAAACAAACGAAATCTCAACGCTGTTGGGCGGCGCTGAAGTGAAGGTAACTTTTCCTGTGGCTGCGTCCAGTGTATACAGCTCTTCCGACTGTAAAAGACTTCCAAAATACACTGCCGTCACCCGCGTCAGCTGGTCCGCCGCGCTGGTAAGCCCCAGGGTAAACACCTTGGTGCTGCCGTCTCCGGTCTTGACCACCACCCGGCTCGTCTCGGCGGCGTTGTACTGTACGGTCTTCTTTGCGGAAAGCCGGTTCTCCGGCTGGTACGTATCTCCGCTGCCGCTGCCCGGGGCCGCATTCATTATAATGACAGGTGTATAGGCGTCCTCGGTCAGCGGTGCTGCCGTGAACAACGTGGACTCACCCTCGTGATAGGTGATTTTCACGAACCCGCCCCTGTTTTTGTAAAACAGAAAGTCGTTGTATCGAAAGAAGGTTCCTCTGTTCTCCGGAACACCTGAGCAGAGCTCCACCAGCGAAGGTGTGCTGACAGATTGACCAGCCGGGGCCAGATACATGGAATAAATCTTTGTTCCAATGTGGAAAAATGCGTAGTCCCAAAACAGCTCTGAAAAGCAGGTATACCCAACGCCAAGCGTCTCTGGCGGCGTGTACACAGCCACCTGACCGTCCCGGCACTGGAGAACGCCGTCCTGCCACCAAAGATTCTTCATCTCAGGACTCTGGTTTTTATCTAACCTGTAGTCCAGCTCCCACAGGTTCAGTCCGCCATCCAGGCGGGGAAAGTCCACAATGTTTGTGTTGTGTTGACCCGGCATAGAGGAAAGGGAAATTTTCATACGCCCCACCCCGCAGAAAAGCCATACACATCATCCGTCGCAGCCGCTTCCATCGTCACACCCGGACCCAGACGGCTCAGCCGGGACTCATAGTCGTTGTAGAGACTGGCGTAGGCAAACTCGTTCTCAAACATTACCAGCTGCGCCGCCGCGTAATACGTGGCCGTCTGGATGACGTCCAGGTCCTCCTCCAGCTCGAAATCGTCGGCGGGGGAAAGAGGCAGCTGATGGGGCCAGCGGTAATACTCCGCCGTGAACGAGCCCTCCAGCTCGGCGGGCACCAGCAAGAACCGCTTACCCTGGAGTTTATAGTCGTTGCACCGCTCAAAGCGTCCGTGGGCGGTCCGACAGAATCCACCGGTCCGCAGGGAGAAGAAGTCCTCCGGCAGGGTGTAGCGGACGAAATCGCCCACGCGCTCACCGTCCGTCAGCGGATAGACCACGGGCTCCTTTTTCACCAGCGTCATAATGTTCACCAGGCCCTCGTTGATGAGCTGCGGGATGCGGCTCAGATAGTCGGCCTGGTTGTTGTAAGACGGGGCCACCTGCGTTCCCGCGATGGAATACTGGTTGATGTGCCCCAGTACCTCCCGTCGAATGTCCATGTATTTCAAAGCAGTTACCTCCTCGGGAAGGTTGTGGTCCCGGCGGTCGGCGACAAGCCGAAGCCCGGCTGTCAAAAGAAGAAAGAAAGCCTCTCCAGCTTCAGCCGGTCCGCCGGGATATAGAGGGAGAGCCCCCGGAATCAATTGATACCGGGGGCTCGGTAAGGGTCTATCAGGCACCCAGAGCAGTGCCGTGGTAGAAGATGGCGTCGGCCTTCTCATTCAGGACGAAGCAGTCGTAAATGAAACGGCCTTCCACCAGCCAGCCGGAAACGCCGGGAGGGTTGTCGTGGATCTTGTACTCCTCCAGCTGCTTGGGACCAGTGGCAGCAATGGGGTGAGTCAGGATGAAGGAGCAACCGGTCGGCAGACGGCTTGCGGGGACCTTGACGATCTTGGTGCCGTCCACCTCGCCCATGATGCCCTTAATCAGCATCTCCTGGGAAGTGTTGCCATACTTGACGAAGGAGGGGTCCTGCTTCAGCAGGTTGGCAAACTTGTAGGAGCAGAAGGCCACGCGACCCTTGTCAGGCACGTTGGCGTCGCCCAGCACCTCCTGGGCGTTCAGGAACAGCTCATAGGCGTTGGACTTGGTGGGGGCGGTCGCAGCGGTGTGGCCCTTGTCAGAAGCGGCCTTCGCCAGGGTGGCAAAGACATACTTGTCGAACTCAGGGACGACCACCTCACGCAGCTGACGGGAAACGGCCTTACCGGCCTCCATCACCATCTGGCTCTGGATCTTATCACCCTTGTCGATGATGAAGGTCCAGGCACGGTCCTTGGTGATGGTCAGCTCCTGGACGTTGCGGGTCAGGTCGTCAGGAGTGCCGTAGCGATTGGCGCCAGTCCGAGTGTAGTCGGTCATGGCAACAGTGGGGATGGAGTACACGTTCACGGTCTTCACACCGGTGAACTTGTAGTCGTTGTTCAGAGCCATCATGGCCTGAGATTCACGGTAGAAACGCTCGTCTACCCGGGTGTCAAACTTACTAGCGAGATTGAGGCCACCAGCCATAAAATCACAATCCTTTCAAATTACACAGATTGCAACTTGGCGGCTGCGTGGGTCAGGGCCTCGTTACCATTCGTCGGAGTCAAACCCTGCGAACAGGGGGCTCTTCGGCTTGGTGTTGGTGGCCCCGCCACCGGTGACGCCCCGCACGGGGGCTTTTGCCGCCGAAGCTGCATTTTGTTTCAGCACTTCGTTTTCCCTCTTCAGGGATGCGGCGGCTTGGGATGTCTGTTTCTCCCGATAGGCCACATAAGCGGTCAGGAGACCGGCCCCGTTGGCGACCGCAGAGGCCACCTCATCAGGCATCTCCTTAAAATCGGGGTACAGCGCACGAAGCTGACGGACCTCTGCCTGGAAGTCCCGCTCACGGGGAGCAGGCTCAGCAGGAGCCGCAACGGGTTCGGCAGGAGGTTCCTCATTGGGCGCGTCGTCAAGGGCATAAGTCTTACCGCCGCACTCGTTCTGCGCGATGAGCCGGGCAGCTGCCTCGGTCATGCCGGAGTCGATTTGGTCGTGATAGACCTGGCGATACTTCTCCTTGTTCTGCGTCTCCTTCATGGCGTCAAACGCTCTGGCCTTCTGTAGCTCGGCTACGAGCTCGTCGTCGGACATGGCGTTGACATCCACTTCCTGGTCGTTCTTGCCGTGGTTGACCTTCAGCTTCAGGATTCTCGTCGCTTTGGCGGGTTCCTCAACCTGGCCGGGTTGAGCAGGGTCCGTCTCGGCGGCGGCGCTTTGACCTCCGGCTTCGGGTTCTGCATCCGTGGTGGGGGCGCTCTCCTCGCCGGGTTCGTCGGTTTCCGTGGTCTCCTCACTGGGCACTTCAGCAGCGGACTCGTCAGTCAGCTCCTCTTCACCGGTCCAGGTTTCGGAGTCCGCGAAAATGTCGTCGCCTTCCTTCCAGCCGCGGGGAAGAATAGGCTCGACATCCTCGTCGTAACCGAGGGTCTTCAGTTCGTCTTCGTTCATGGGGTTCTCCTTTCTCATGGTGAGAGAAATTTTTATAACAAAGCCGACCCCACATCCGTCAGGACCCAGGGTCGGCGTCTGTTCAGTTACTCAGACCGCAGTGCGCCTTGCATGGCGGCGGTCTTTTTGGCGATATTCGGCAGCTCATTAAACTGCGCCTCGGCCTGTCCAGGGAGCCCCTGGATGGCCTTGTCGCGGGAGATAGCTCCGCCCTGTACTGGACCTCCCTCCGGGGAAGGAGCGGCCCCCTGGAGCGGGGAACCAGGCTGCGGGATGGCCGCACCGGCGGCTGCATTGGCTTGCTTGCCCTCGGCAATGCGGCCCTTCAGCTCGTCGATGAGCTCTTGCTTCTTCGGGATCAGCTTGTCCGGGATGCGCTCCAGATACTGGATGACGTCCAATGTACCGTCGGCCCGCAGGTTGTCCAGCGTCTGCGTCATGGCGATCTCGCTGAAGTAGGTCGTCGCGCCGACGTCCACGCGCATATTCAGCCACAGGTGCTTGAACTGGGAGAAATCGAACTTCTCCTGGACTTTCCGAACGAACTTCTGCACCTGGATGGTGCCCGTCATGGGGTCGATGACCGGAGCGCCGCCGGGACCCATCACAGGTTCCTCGAACTCCCGGTCCACCACCACGGGGCGCTCCCCGTAGTAGGTGCCCATGAAGTCCAGCAGGATGCCTCCGATGTCCTCCACCCACTCGTATAGCCCGGACCGGATGTTTTCCAGCGGGACCTCGGCGTTGGTCTGAAGGACCATCAGAGCGGAGGTGTTGTCGGGCTTCACGTTGCCCATCTGAGCATCCGTGGCACCCAGGCACTCCTTGGTGTACGCCATCGCCTTGTCGATGAGCGTGAAAATCTGGTTGCTCATCTCGGCGGGTTGGAGGTTATACGCCGCTTGGTTCAGCGCCTGCCCGGGGGCAAGGCCCTTCACGCCGATGGCCTGTCCTACCTCGTTGTTCCACGAGGCCAGCAGGTCCGCGTTGTAGACGGTCTTGGGGAACGCCATCAGCTGCAAATGCCGCATCGCCGTGGCAAACATGGTGTTGATAAAGATTTGGTTGGGAATCAGACCCGTCACCAGAGCGCGACCGTGGTACTGGTTCTTCTGCTTCTCCCAGTTGCCCCAGGCAATGGGGTAGCGGGAGAGTCCCGTGTCCACATCCTCATAGATGACAGCCGTCCGGGTGGCCTTCGTCACCTTTACGGTCGTCACCACGCGCTTTACAGAGCGCCGCTTGGGCACTGGAGCGCCGTTGGCGTCCAGCACATCGTGGCCCTGGGCGTCCTTCTCCCACACCGGGTTGCCGTCGCCGTCCAGCTCGTCCTCGAACAGCACCTCACCGGTCTTGGGGTCCAGCTGGTCCTCCTCGTGGCTGTCCTTCGTGTAAAGCAGGACATATAGAGCCTTGCCGTTGCCGTCGTCGCTGGTGATTTCCGTCTGACCGCCGACGCCGGTGAACCACTGGTACTCGGAATCAGGCTGGATGGACGCCTCCAGAAGGTCGTCCTTGCTGTCGTTGGCGGTGCCGGACTTGTACAGCCCGCGGTTCTTCTGGAACCGCTCCGCCTCCCAGCGCAGGTGCTCCACGGTGTCGCGGCCCACGATGAGGATGTAGGGCTGGTTCTCTACCCGGCGGTCATTGGGGTTGCCGAAGTGGACGTTGATGCCGTCCACCAGCTCCATCTGGATCTCGCCGCGATACGCGCCAAACGCGCCGCCGAAGGGAAGCGCATCCGGGTCGTAGTAGAAGTGGGCGCAGTAGTCGCCGGTCTGAGCCCCGTCGAACAGGGCATCCCGGAGACGGTACTCCATCTTAAATTTCTCCAGCAGGTTCGCCACTTCCGCATTGGCGAAATGCGCGGCGTCGTGGTCCGGGTCAACAGTGTTGCTTCCGTCGTAGTAGGCCAGCGGCTCAAACCGCAGTGCTACGCCGGAGCTGGTCAGGGATGCGATGAACAGGGATGCCACACGCTTCAAAATGTTGAAGGTGGGCTTCGGCAGTCCGCGCATGGCCTTGGTGTCAGGCAGATGCAGCCACTGGTTGCCGACAAAGAACTCCGTGTTGGTGTTCACCAGAGTGTACTGGTTTGGCACCAGACGGTTGTTGTAGTTGACACCCTCCTGGTAGAGCTTCCAGGCCAGCGTTAGATTGTTGTCCTTCACTTGTGGCCCTCCTCACTCTCGTCCTTCTCAGGCTCCGCCTGGTACGCCAGGTCGGCGTTGTAGTTCAGCAGCTGATGGAACGCCGCTTGCTGCTCCTCCAGCTGCTTCCGCTCTTTGGCGGTAATCGTGGGCTTTTCCGCGACGGGAGCCGACGCCTTACCGATGTAACCATGAGCCTTCCAGCCCATGAAAAAACCGGCCCCCAGCAGCCCGATGGCTACCAGTGAACCGGCAAGTCCGTATAAAAATTCCATGTGTCCTCCTTTACTGTCTCGGCCTGCGGGCCTCCCAGTATTTCCGTCACCAGTGTTCCACTGGTTCCTCCTTCGGAAAAGAATAAGGGTATGTTGGAAGCGCGGAGAGGGAGTATTCTCCGCGCTTCCAGGCTGCTTAGGAGGTGACAATGCCGACCGAAGATGGCGTCGGTCGGTGGCGGAAATGGCAGGTCTCGAACCTGCGACGCCCTGGTTAACAGCCAGGTGCTCTACCTACTGAGCTACACTTCCATGTTGTCGGCCCCGTCACCACTCTGCCCGCCGCTACTACGGAACAGGCCAGCTCCAGGGTTGCAAGAAAAAGCCACGGACTCGTAGCAGCCCGTTACGCTCGGAGAACCCATCCCCGAAGGGCCTACTGGATTCTTGTTCGTACAGTCTCCCTCTCTGGAGCTGTTGGCATGGGTGAGACGAATCGAACATCCAACCTACGGTTTTGGAGACCGCCGCTCTTCCTGTTGAGCTACACCCATATTTGGGCAGTTCCCGCTTAGATTGTCACACTCTGCGCCTGAAACTCACCTAGAGTTCCAGATGGTACGCAAGCAGTTTTCAGCGGGCATTGTCGTTCTCCGTGAGGCGTTCTGCTTACTCTCACATCATCTGGGCGCTACCCAGCCTCTGGGGGCAGGGGCGGGACTCGAACCCGCGTCTTACGGTTTATGAGACCGTACTGGTGCCATCTCCAGTCACCCTGCTATGTGGCGTCAGCGGTAGGACTCGAACCCACAGGGGCTTGCACCCGACGGTTTTCTGGACCGTGCCGCTACCATTACGGTCTACGCTGACATATAGATGACACCGGCGACGCGGCTTTCGCCCAGGGATTCCGGCATCCAAGTTTCAGGCGTCTTTTACTTCCCTGCTCGTGGCGGAGCGTAGAGGACTCGAACCTCTGCGACGTTGCCGCCGGTCTCGGTTTAGCAAACCGGCCCCTTACCAACTCGGGCAACGCTCCATGTGGTTGAGGCGGCTGGGCTCGAACCAGCGCATAAGGGAGTCAAAGTCCCTTGCCTTACCGTTTGGCTACGCCTCAGTAAAATGCGGCAGACCCCGGAGGTACGAGGCCCACCGCCCGTGTGCTTAGTCTACTACGATCCAATCCTCCGTCAGCATATCCGTCTGGCTTGCAAGCCAGGGCACCCGGCTCTTGGGCGCGTCGGGATTGTCGGTCAGAAGGCCGGTGGTGTCAATATAGATGTAGGGACTGGTCATCTTACTGTGGGCGTCAGGAACCTGGAGCTCCAGGAAGATGCCCTTGCCGTTCCAGCCCTTGCGCCGGACCCGCTTACCCTTCTTCAGCAGAGCAATCGCAACGCCGAAATTAAAGGTCATCTCGCCAAGGTCCGTGCTCGGTTCAGGACAGACATCAGGAAAATACACGTCCTGTGTGTACTTCACGCCATGGACAGCGGTCTGAAGGAGGAAACCAAGGTAAGCCCAAACCTTATCCTTAATTTTGCCCATGCAGATTTCCGCGCCCAGCTTTTCGTCGTAATTCTCCGCGCTCACACACGCAGAGCTCTCCACGATCTCAAAACCGTTCCGCAGGACAGCCCGCACCACCGTGGTCTTGTCTCCCATGGTTTGAACGTCGGCCTCTGCGATGAAGCCATCCACCATTTCCTGACTGATGCTGGGTGCATCGGTCTTCAGGTTGGGGTTAACGGACAGGGGCAGATATGCCTCCTCAAACACTGCCTTGGGGCTCCAGCTCTTGTACCCGTCGGGGTAGACGACCCGATAGCCTTCCTCCTGGTTGACCACAGGCCACAGGCGGCTCTGCTGCTCGGTCAGCTTGTCTCCCTTTGCCACGATCTCCACGCCGCCGTCGCTCAGCTCATAGCGCATGGCAGGCTCTGCTTTTACCAGCTTGGTTCCGATGTACTCCCGCATTGTCAATTCCTCCTTAATAAATATCACCTTCCTGGGCGTAGACATCGTAGATGCCGTTGTCCAGAAATTTTTCTGTCTCTTGCTCCAGCCACATCCGTTCCCGCTTTACCTGCGGGTCCTCCGGGGCGTTCAACCCGCCGTTGGAGTACAGAAGGAAACCCAGGCACTGGGAGCAGCTGTCCACCATATCGTCGTGCGCACCGGCGGGGAAGGCTGTGAATTGGTCGATGAACTCCTCAACCCAGACCTCATCCTGCGGCAAAAACACATGGCCGCTCTCGATGGCCGGGGACACGGCGTTCACACGGGCCACCTTGCCGCCCTTCGGCGTGATGCCGATGACGCCGAGAAATTCGTGCTGGAGGGTCTGGATGATGGCGCTGCCGTTGGCCTTGTCCTCCACCAGGATGTACCGGGCGTCGGGGAACAACCGCTTCATCGTGCGGATGGCGTCCAGCGTGGCCGGGAAGTCCAGGTGCTTGTTCAGGCAGTATCGCAGGTAGTAGTCGATGCCGCGCTTGCTCCAGACCTCGATAGCAACGAAGTCATTGGTCTCCTTGTCCTTGAAGGTGGCGTCCACACTGATAACGGTAGTCCCGAAATCCGTGACCGCTCGCGGGTCGTAGTATTTCCACCACTCCCGCAATACCAGGTTGCCGCCCTCCACACGGGGGCTGCACTGGTACAGAGCCTGCCATGCCCGCAGACCGCCCTTCTTGGGGTCGCTGACATAACCGGCCTTAAACTGTTTCAGCCAGGCGTTGTCCTTGCCCAGCTCCGGGGCCAGGGCGTCTCCGACCTTCCGGCCAAGCAGGTCCTGTTCCTCGGCTTCCACCGGCAGTCGTACCAGCTGCGTGGTGGGCTCCTTCAGCAGCAGACGCGCCGCGAAGTCGTCCTCGTGCCAGGGCGTCATAATGACGATGACCTTCGCTCCGGCAGCAAGACGGGACTTCAGGGTGTTCTGCCACTCAGCCCACAGCTTGTCCCGGTAGGTGGCGCTGTCCGCCTCCTCGCGGTTCTTGATGGGGTCGTCGATGATGAGCAGGTTGGCAGGGTTGCCGGTGATACCGGACATCACGCCGCGCGAGATCATACGGCCCCACCCGTTGCCCAGCTCGAACTCGGTGTTGGTCCAGATGGACCCCTTGCCCAGCCCGAACAGCGACGTGCCGAACGTCTCCACCTTCTCCAGGTTCTTTCGTCCGAACCGCTTGGCGGTGTCGTCGTTATAGCTTGCCTCGATGATACGATTCTTCGGATATTTACCGAGATACCAGCTGGGGAAGCTCTCCGTGATGGTGAGGCTCTTACCGTGCTGGGGCGGGGTCTCAATCAGGAGAATGTCATAGGCGTTCCCAGTGTCGGCCTCCACGAACCGCTGCACCGTCTCCGCCAGGTAGTCGCTCATATGCGTCCGCTTCCAGGTGGGAGAGTGAACATAGTAAAGGTAGCGCCGGTAGCTCCGGCGGGCCATCTCACGTCGAGCGAGCTCCCGCTTCAGATATTCCCGGTCTGTCAGGGTATTCGATGTATCAGAGGTATCAGGGGTATCGGGGGTATCTGTGGTATCAGAATCGGAAGTGTCAGCGATATTAGAATCAGATGCTCCCGTATTAGGACCTTGCGGGAAGGCCGCGATAAACGGAGCATCGTATTCAGAGGTCACGATGGCCTGGTTTTCGGCGGCGCTTTTGGCCCGTTTTGTCCTATTATCCATAATACGAATAACCTTTTCTGAGTTTCAAAATTTTCCGAGCCCCCATTGTGATTCCAGGGGGCGGGGGTCCGCGCGGACGCACGGGGGAGGGGGAGGGTAGGCACACGCACGTACCGCGAGGGGGCGGGGGTGCTCACACGCTGCGGCGCTGGGCCACAGGCCCCGCAGGGCAGGGACTCATGCAGCGCGGCGCGGCGGGAGGATTTGCTCCTCCGGAGCAAGGAACACCAGCTGTACTAGCTGGGGACCCGACTGCCCTGGAATCGTTGCACAGCAACAGCTCCAGCCTCTGCGCTTTGCCAAATCACAACCAAACCGCAACAAAGGACACCAGATACTCCGGTATCTGGTGTCCTTTTAGTCGTCCTCGTCAGACCTGTCGGCCAGAGCTTCCAGCTCTGCGTCGCTCAGCTTGGTCATGTCCAGAGCCTTGACCGGAGTGTTAGACACTCCGAGGTTCATGGTCTCCGTGGGCTTCTCGCCTATCGTGTCACGCACGAACCGCGCTGCCTCGATGTCGCCTCGCCCTGCTTTCAGCAGGGACGAGAGGACGATGGCGTTGGCGTAGGTGGGCTTTAGCCCAAGAGATTCCAGCTGCTCCGCCGTCTCCGGGTCCTGGACATCCAGCGCCATGGCACTGCGGTAGAGCTCTCGAAGCGTCTTCTGACGCTTCAGCTGCTCGCCCCGTGCGGTGCCCGCCTTCACGGCCCAAGCCCGACGTTGCTCCGGCGTAAACCGCCCCTCTGGGGCGTTCTGCACGAGGTTAGCAGGATTGCCTTTAGGCAATACAACCGCCTCCTCTCCTTGTTCTCAGCTTACACAGTATCACACAGTGATACTGCCATTCAATGACATCTTTCCGGGACCTGGCTGCCGCCGCTGCCGCCGGACCGCTGCCGAAGCCCTTTACCGCGCCCGCGCTTCAACGTCTCTCTTTCTCTCTACGGAGTCTCCGCGTGACGCGGCGTTGCCCACGCCTCATGCCCCGTCATGGCCCTCGCGCCCGACTCATTCAAAACCGCCCGTGAGCGCACACCCCCGATGCTGCCTGCGAAAACACGCGCGAGCAAATTATTTTCAAAGAAAATAATTTCAAAAAGGGGCTTGACTTTTTCACGCGCGGCATCGCGACAAATGGAGTTGCCGACGGCGACACGGCCCAGCTCCCCCGGTGGACCAGTCCCGACGACGGACGTAGCACCCCACGACAGCGGCGGACCGTGGACCGCTTGCACCTTGACAACCGCACATCGACGAACGTCAATTATGCCAGCCTGGGGCACAAACCAGGCATGGCCCAAAGGGCCAAGAAAGGACACACCATGAACGAGAACACTTGCATGAATTGCGGCTGCTGCGACGAAGAGCTCTTCGAGCTCGAAGTCAACGGCGAGACCATGATGGTCTGCGCCGACTGCGCCAGGGAGCTAGGCTTCGTCCAGTGTGACGAATGCGGCGAGTGGGTCCCCGAGGACGAATCGTACACCACCGCAGATGGTGACACCATCTGCGAGGAGTGCTACGAGGAAGACTACGGAACCTGCGAGGACTGCGGGGAAATCGTCCGCTTGGACGACCTGACCCGCGTCAACCCCGAGACCCGCGAGGAATCCTGGGTCTGCGAGGACTGCCTGGGCCGATACACCCGGTGCGACGACTGCGGAGAATACTTCTCCGGCGACCACATTTGGGCCGAGGACGACGACCACATTTGGGCCGAGGACGACGACCGGGCCATCTGCGACCGCTGCTCCGACGACTACGTCGTCTGCGAGGACTGCGAACACATCATCCGCTACGACTACGCCCACTACAACGAGGCCAGCGGCTGCTACTACTGCGACTGCTGCTGGGAGGAACACAGTTCCTCTGCTGCCTTCCACGATTACGGCTACAAGCCGGAGCCTGAACTCCACGCCAGACGCGGCGAGGACCTGGACGCTCTCCTGACCTTCGGTCTGGAGCTGGAAGTGGACGACGGCGACGACCACAACGACCTGGCAAACGACCTTGCGGACCTGGACGAGCCCATCTACATGAAGCACGACGGCTCCCTGGGCAGCGAAGGCGTGGAAATCGTGACACATCCCTGCACCCTGGCCTACCACACCTACCAGCTCCGCTGGGCGGAAATCGCTCGGACCTGCAAGGCCCACGACTACACCAGCCACGACGCCGGAACCTGCGGACTCCACATCCACGTTGGCCGTAAGGCCATGGGAGACGACTGGGCCTGTCGGGAACAAGTGGCGGCAAACCTGGTGCTTCTGAGCTTCGCTCTGAAGGACGCGCTTCTGAACTTCTCCCGCCGCACCGAGGACCAGGTAGACCAGTGGGCCCGCTTCCCCCAGTGGGACCCCGAGGACCTGCGCTACACCACCGACCTGGACCTACGCTCCCTGGCCCTGCGGTCCTACAACGGACGCTACCAGGCCGTGAACCTGTACAACGACGCCACCGTGGAGTTCCGCTTCTTCAGAGGAACTCTGAAGCGTGACACCATCATCGCTTCCATCCAGCTTGTGGACAACCTGGTCCACTACGCCATGGCCCACACTCCTACGGAGTGCCTGAACACCAAGTTCGCCGATGTGCTGGCTGTCAAAGAGTTCAAAGAACTCCACGAGTACAGCATGAAGCGCGGCCTCTGCTGAGGCCCGCTTCCACCCCACCCCCCACCTGACGATGGCTCGCCGGTCACGAGCCGAAACACCCCTTCGGGGGTGTCGTGGGAAACCACCTGGAGCTCCGCTCCAGACCTTGAAAACTGAACAACGAAAAGGAGGACATACACTATGTGTATCATCGCTGCTAAACCCGCCGGAGTCCCCATGCCTTCCCGTGACACCATCCGCACCATGTGGGACGGAAACCAGGACGGGGCCGGACTCATGTACGTGAAGGACGGCAAGGTCCGCATCGAGAAGGGCTTCATGAAGTACAAGGACTTTGCAAAAGTCCTGGACCGCCTGGAGAAGGACCTGGACCTCACGGCCACCCCCGTGGTCATGCACTTCCGCATCACCACCCACGGCGGCACGAAGCCCAGCAACTGCCACCCGTTCCCTATCACGGACAACATCACCGCATTGGGAAAGCCAGTGTGTAACACTGCCATCGGCGTGGCCCACAACGGCATCATCGACATCCATCCCCGGAAGGGTATCTCCGATACCATGGAGTACATCGCTTCCCAGCTGGCTCCCCTGCACAGGGCGCTGCCCCGCTTCTACGAGAACAAACACGCCATGCAGCTGATTGCCAATGCAATCACCAGCAAAATGTGCTTCCTTACGAAGGACGGGAAAATTTACACCGTCGGCGACTTCATCAAAGATGAAGGCATCCTGTACTCCAACTCCAGCTACAAGCAGATCCGGCTCCCCTATCGGGGAGGGAAGTTCGACTACTACGGCTGGGACGCCTGGGACGGCTGGACCGACGACCCCTGCAAGCAGGGAGCGGACGACGCCCTCTGGTGCGAACCGGACGATGTGGCCCCGCTCATGTGGCTCCAGGATGGGGACATCGTTCTGCTGCCTGACGGCAGCATGGAAGAAGGCATCGACTACCTGCTGGACGACAACAACCAGGTCTGGATGTACGACATGGACGCGGACTGCGCCATCCGCATCCCTGGGGCAGAGGCCCGAACGGAGAACCTGACCCCGCGTCACTACGACCCCGAAAGCCCGGACATCGACAACGTCCCCGTCTGCACGGAAGCCACCATCACCATGTGATGGACCCACCTGACGAGAGCTGGATGGCACCCAGCCGAAACGGCCCTTTAGGGCCGTCGTGGGAAGCCCCACAAATCTAATACCGGAGGTATCACGAAATGAGAACTATTGGCGTCATCCGGCGCGTCGATGACCTGGGCCGTGTGGTCATCCCAAAAGAAGTCCGGCAGGCCCTGAGCATCCACGAGAACGACCCCCTGGAAATCTTCTACGACAAGGACGGCGTGTACTTCAAGAAGCGCAGACCAGAAGCGTCTCTCTTCGAGAGAACTCAGGACCTGCTGGCAGACATTTGGGCGAGTGAGGACATCCCAGCGGCTTCCAAGGAGGCAATCCGCAGCTCACTCACAGCTGCTATCCAGGTGTTTGCCGACATCCCCACCTGACGAGAGCCAGACGGTAACTGGCCGAAACGGGAGTATTACTCCCGTCGTGGGAAACCACATCACATCACACCACATCACGGACGAAAGGAGGCCCCTGCCTATGGCAAAGACCACGACCGACACCCGGCCCCTGCACGAAATCCGCAAGAACGGGAAGTGCTGCATGAGCTGGCGCGACCCCTCCTGCGGCTACTCCCGGGAGACCCTGCGCAGCATGAAGGAAGCTGGCTACCGTCATTACATTGACGGTAAGCTCCAGCGCTGAAGGGAGGACCCATGCCCTACAAATGCGAAAAGCTCCGGCTCTCCGGTCTCCAGGACCGGAGACGGAAGCTCACCGAAGCGGACAAAGAAGAAATCCGTCAGCTTTATGCTGACGGGAAGGGCAGCTGGCAAGCCCTGGCCGACAAGTACGGTGTCAGCAAGTCCTGCATCGGCATCATCGTGTCCCCGGACCGGGCCGCGAAGGTGTCTGCCCGCACGAAGGAGCATTGGCGGGACTACCACGACCGGGAAAAGCTCACCGCCGCCATCCGGGAAACCCGCCGCTACAAGCAGAGCTTGTACCTGAAAGGAGAACTGAAAAATGGATGAATGCAAAATGGTAAAAACCCTTCCGGTGTACGTATACCGCACAACGGAACTGGGAAGCTGCACAAACGGGGGAATCTCCGGAATTTACAACCGGCTCAATCTCATCTGTGAGGATGGATGGGCAGAAGTCCGGGAGGACGATCCCCTGTTGGTCCGCCTTGGGAAGGTCAGCATAGGCGGGAAGGACTACTTCCACGTCAAGCCCGTCAACGACCCCCGCTATGCAGACGGGGAGCACGTCGGCCCCATGATGGGCGGGAACTTCGTCTGGAGCTCCGACTCCCGCTTCCCCGCAAACTACCCGCTGCCCGTTCACGACCGCTTCGAGACCGCAGAGGAATACGACCGGCTCTCCCGATAAGGGAGAACCGGCCCACTCAGAAAGGAGTCACACCACATGACGACATTTTTTGCCATCGCATCGGCCATCTCTCTGGCCTCCCATTTCATGGACCTGCTGGACTACCTGGAGAACGGGGGCCGCAAATGAGCCCCCGCGTCTCCTACCGGAGACCGGAGAAGTTTCTCCGGGAACTCCTGGCCCAGGCGTCTCTGGTCTCCTACGAGACCAAGCTGGACCTGGATGCCCTGACGCCCCCGCCCACTCTCGCGGGCACCAGCGTCCCCGCATACGTGTCCCCGTGCAGGGAGATGTGAGGGAATGGGTGTGTATGACCGTGCCCACACAAGACTACACGTTCACCGGTGCGGAAACTGTGAACGTGTATGGCGAAAGCCCTGGAGATCAGTCTCCAGGGCTTTTCCTTTTGTCCAGCTCCTCCAGCAGGGCTGCTGCCTGGTCCTTGGACCAGACGACCTCCACCCGCTGGCCCAGTCTCTGCAGTGTCGCGTGTACGTACCTCTGCACCTGTGAGACCTTGCCACCGACTGGCTTTTTAGTCTCTGCCCACACCAACACACCACCGGGGAGCATCACCACGCGGTCCGGGAATCCCCGTGCGAAGTCCGGGAGGAACTTCACACAGAGCCCACCACGTTTCTCTGTCTCTCTGCGGAGGAAACTCTCCACCTCGTTTTCTCTTTCCAGGGCGATTTGGCCCACCTCCTTGCCTGTTCCACTCCTGTTCCTCTGCTCAAAACGCCGCAAACCATTGTGCCCCAATGGATTGCGACTGATTTTGTTCCGCTGTTCCGTGTTCCATTGATTTCTCAACATATATATATATGTTGTTTTTACAATTCACTATCATACTCACTATTCTCTTAATTCCAAGTTCCTATCTTTTATATAAATATAATGGAACAATGGAACATTATATTTATATAACCTTAGAGCTTCAATGGATTGAGGCTGTTCCATTGACCCTGTTCCAATGCCGTTCCATCCATTTTTCCGTTGGAACAATCCCTTGTGAATCACTGAAACGGGAAATCCCTGCCTGAAAGGCGGCCCCGGAGGAGGCAAGGCGCTTCCCCTGGGGCCGGGTATCCGATTACGGGCGGCGGTTTAGGTCCGACCAGGTTTTCCGGCTTTCTGCGGTGCGAGTGTACGCCCACTGTGGACCATACACCGGGAGGCGGACCTTCTTCTTGGACTTCTTCCAGCCGGGGACGTTGTTCATGAGGTTGGCGAGACGGCGGGACATCATGTCAGACCCGCCCTTGTCCGTGCGGCCCTCGGCAAGCATCTCCACGCGGATCTCCGTCAGGCACACCACGTCCCGACGCACCGTGCATTTGCCGGGCTCGACTCCGGGCAGGTCCCCTTGGATGTAGTCGCGCCGGGACTCCGGCGTCAGGTCCGCCCAGTTGTCGGGGAGGGGCGTGTCCAGGTATTCCAGCAGCTGGCCTTCCAGCTCGTCCTGCACCATGCGGGTCCCCTGGACCTCCAGCAGCTGCTCCTCCAGGGCCTCGGTGTCCAGCCAGAGCTTTTCGCCGGACTTCCAGACCTGCACGGCCTCGGCCCAAATCTGGTCGGCCTCCGCGTCCAGGGCATCCCGGTCCAGCTTGTGCTCCACGGTGATGGGCCAGAACCGGCGGTTTCCGGTGCGGTCCTTCAGGAACTCCGCTTCGTTGGTGGTGCCGAAGAACACGCACTGCCGGGGGAAGGTCGCAGCCCTGCGGGCGTATGCTGCGCGGTAAGTGTCCTCCCGCTTCGAGAGGAAGGTCTTGACGGTCTCCACATCGGAACGCTTCACGGAGGCCAGCTCCGCCAGCTCCACAATCCAGCTGCCCTGGAGGGCGTCGTAGCCGTCCTTACTGTTCATGTTGATGTCGCTGTCGTTGAACCAGCCGCGGCTCAGCACGTCCGCGAACGCGCTCTTGCCCAGATTCTGTGGACCCACCAATACGATGCAGCTGTCGAACTTGCAGCCGGGGCGCATGACCCGCGCCACCGCAGCGGCGAACCACTTGCGCGTGACGGCCCGGACAAAGGGGGTGTCCTCGCTGCCCAGGTGCCGGACAAACAGGGTCTCCAGTCTCGGGACTCTGTCCCAGGTCAGGCTGTTCAGGTAGTCCTGGATGGGATGAAACGCGTTTTCGTTCAGGGCCATTTCAAGGGCGTTGCGCAGGTCGTTCTCGCTCTTGAACTTCCACGCCTGCTGCATATACCACCGCAGCCCCGCCTCGTCCTGGTCCGTCCACAGCGTCCCCCTGCCGTCCGTGCGCACACTGCCCTTCGGACGCCAGGGCACGTCACCCAGCAGCCTGGGCTTGCAGGAGAAGGAGTCATAGCCGAAGCGGCCCTTCAGGGCCGGATCATTGAGCATGATAAGCAGGGCGTTGTTGATGAGGGGGTCCAGCTCGCCGGTCTTGTGGTTGGCCTGGAGCCGCTTTGTCCACTCCTTGTCCGGCTGTTTCTCCGGCTGCATCCCGGCCAGGTCTCCCATCTCCTCCTCGAAGGAGGCCATGTTCTCCTCGGCCAGCTGCCGCTTGACCTCCGGCAGCTCCGCGGCCCATTTGCAGCAGGCATGGTAGCTGGGCAGCTTCGTGATGTCCGTGCCGGTCCCGGCGTCGTCATCCAGCTCGTGGAATTTGTGGATGCGCACCATGTCGAAGGCGTTCACACACTGCCCGCCGCAGGGGTCCGTGGCGTGGTTGGAGTACAGGAACTGACCCCCGTTATACAGGATGGCACCAGCCGCCGTGGAGCCACCCGCGAAGGTGTAGCGCCCCGGCTTGTCCGTGGGGAGGTATACGTCCGGGAGGAAGGCGTCGATGGCGTCCTCCACATCGAAGGTCCGGCAGAACAGGCCGACGATGCCGCGCTTCTCGCGGGGGTCCCCGGCCTTGCGCAGGGAGGAGAGCCGGATTTCCTGCTCCGCCTTTGCGATGGGCCACTGGGTCGTGTCCTTCCAGGCGTCCCCGTCTCCGTAGAGGTGGAGCACGTCGTCCACCTTCAGCAGCGGGCCGTCCTGTTCGTGGAACTCATACTCGGCGTCCTTGGAGCAGGTGGGCCAGAACATCAACCGGGCCACCTCATAGGTGGTGGGGTCCATGGTCTCGATGTCCAGCCACTGGGCCACCCGACGGGCTACCGCCGGGTACTCGTCCGGGGTCATGGGTCTGTCCGTGGGGATGACCCAGCGGATGCGGGGGCTCTCGGGCGTGTGGGAGTGGGTGGAGTAGCAGGCCATCCGGCAGTCCAGCATCATGGTGCCCATCTTCCAGGCACCGACCTTGGCGTGGTCAGCGTCCAGGGTCAGGAGATACCGTTCCCGTACCGCCTCGGTCTTCCGCTGTCCGCCGTCCAGGGCACCGCCGACGAAGCCACCGGCTGCTTCCTTGGCCTGGTCCCGCTCCGTCTTGCTCATGGCCCGGTACTCTCGGGCGGTTTCCCCCGTGCGCAAGGGAGTCCGCAGCCTCTCCAGAAATTGTTCCCAGGAGATGTCTGCGGTCTTCCATCGTTTCGAGGTTTTCTGCCTCGCTGTTGCGATTTTCATACTTCCGTGCCTCCCTCGATACCCTCGCCGGGGTGCGTGTCTGCCCAGGTCTCACGCGCGGCCTGTAAGGCGTCACCGTGGAGCCGGAACATCTGCCGCTCGGAATAAAAAAGCCCGTGCTGCTCCATCTTCACCCGGATGGCGGGCCATGTCATCAGACCGGCGTAGCGCATGGACAGCACCGCCCGGTGGTCCGGGGAGGGGAGAAGTTCGATGAACTTCTCCACATCCACTTCGCGCTCCGCCGCCTCTCTTCGCAGCTGGTCCAGGTGGGAGCTCAGGTCTGCCAGAGCTGCCATGGTGGCGTCGCCGTGCAGGTCGTGGTTGCCGCCGTGACCGCCGGAGCTCATCTGTTGGGTCAGATTCTCACACCGGGCCCGCATCTGCTCCAGGCGGCTCTCGCAGCGCACCACCTCCAGCCGCGCACCCCGGTAGGAGCACAGGAAGTCCTTGGCCGGGTCGTCTCGTTTCTCTGTCATGGGCATCACGCTTCCTCCTGCATCCGTATGAGCTGACGCTCCAGCTTCTCTTGCCGAACGGTCTGCACTTGTTCGTCGCAGTTCAACAGGTAGCGCAGCTGGTCCACCATGATGCCGACGTCGGCCATCTCCTCTACCAGACCGCCCAAAGCTGTGTTCTTTGTATCATCATCTTTCCCTGCGGCCCTGCGATACTTGGATATGGCCTGAATCAGCTCTGCCAGCTCCTCCTGGGCCTGGTTCATCTGCGCCTGGAGACCGTAGTGGTCTGCGATACCTCTAACTTTGGAGGAGGGTTCCTTCATGCGGGCCGGGACCCCGTACCAGTTATTACGTATGAGCCAATATATTGGGTTTTTTCCCCACTCTAGCCGACAGGAGCGGGACAATCCCCGGTATGACAGATCTTTAGCCGCTTTTTGAAGTAGATCCTCCGTTTCCAGAATAGCCCGGTCCGGGTCCGCCTCGGCTCTCCAGTTGCAGCAGGCACTCTCGTCTCCGCCCAAACGCTTGTTCAGGGAACATGCTTTGCAGCCTCCGGGCAGCTGCATCACCCGGCAGGGCGTGAATACCTCAGCCTCCCCCGGCAGGAGGCCCTTGCACTTATCCAGAAGGTCGTGCAGATAGTTGTAGCGGGCGGACAGTCTTGTCCGCCCCTCATATCCCGGGATTTCCTCATACGCCCGTGTGGGCGTGGTCGTGGTGTTGTTCATTGGTTCCTCCCGTCTCGTTTGTGGAATATTATTCTATCACTTGTCCTGATTGTGGACAAGTGGGTAAAGAAAATTTACCGTCCGATAGTCGTCTGGTTTGTATGGCACTGGACGTTGCACCCCTCGCTGGTCCGCAGCTTGTTCCGCTCATTGCCGATGCACCAGATGAAGCGGATGTAGTTGATGGAGTCTTGGCACTTCTCCAGGAAGTCCTCCCGGTCCGTGAAGTCGTCCCGCTGAATCATGTCCCGCAGGGCCACCAGGTGCTTGGTCAGGTAGCCCCAGGCCGCGTCTGCTGCCGTGCCACCCATGATCTCGCCTCCCGCGTTGAAGTTGTGCAGCCGGTCCTCGTTGCCGTACTTGGCGTTCTTGCGGGTCAGGGTCTCCAGGCTGTTGCCGTCCAGCTCCTTCAACAGTTTTTCAAATTCTTCAGCCTTCATTTGTACTTCCTCCGTGTTTCAATTTTGCGGACGACGCTTCCGGTCTCGGCCTTCAGAGCCTCCCGGATGTCGTTCAAGGTCAGGTAGCCCTTCTCGTAGCTGTCATACAGGTCCAGCACATGGTCCAGGAAGCGGTTCAGGCGCGTCTCCCCGTACCCGTCCTTGTCGTGGAGCACCATCACCGGCAGACCCAGCATCAACAGCCAAGCCTGTTCCACGGCCTCCCGGGTGGCCTGCCGCTTGATGGCCTCGATTTGCGCCAGGCTCATGTTGTAGGTGGGGGCCTTCTTCGGCTTCTCCAGCACGGGCATCGGGGCCCCTGCCTGCATGGCCGCAGCGATGTCAGGGCGAAGGGTGTGCCGTGCCGTCACGTTGAATTTCACGTTCATGGGCTCCTCCTCAGTCGTAGAACAGTTCGTTGTAGGCGTCGTAGCGGGCCTGGATGTCCGTCAGATCCACGCGGCCCTCGGTCTCCTTCACCAGCTGTTGCCAATACCCGCAGGTCTGCATCTCCGGGCACCCGCAGCGGTACACGCAGTTGGGCACCAACACCTCCGAAATCTCTTTCAGTTCTTCTACCTCGTGGATGGTGCGTTTGAAGTCCTCGGCGTACATCCGGGTCTCCGGGCTGGCCTTTCTGCACAGGCGCTTTCTCCAGGTGTCAATCAGGTGCTGGACGTTGGGGTCCCCGGTCAGGGTGACGGGTGCGTCCTGTGGTGCGTGGTTGCGGTCATAGCGGTCCTGACGGTCGTTTCGCTGAGAATCCACACGGCTGGGCCAGATGTGGGTTTTCCAGTGCATGGCTACCCAGTAGGCAATGTTTTTCCAGCGGAACTTGACCTCAATTCGCCGGATTGGCTCATGCTCGGCCAGCAGGATGGCCCGCCTGAACTTCCGGGAGGGTTCCTTGCCCAGGCCCTCTTTACCCACGGTGGCCCGGCAGTCGTCCACGACTTCCTCCCAGTCACCTTTCACCTTCAGAATTTCTGTTTTCACACTCGTTTTCTCCTCTCTGTTTGAAGTTTTTGCACAGTCCGCGTCCGCAGACATAGACGAATCGGTATCGCTGCTCCGGCGACAGGTAGATCGGGCCGTGGTCCAGACTGATTCTGATGCGCTCGGCGTTCGCACATCCGGCGCAGTGCTCACCCCGGACGCAGTCGGTAGGAGTCGCGTCCAGATATGCCGACAATTTTTCCAGTTCTTTGAGGGCGTCCTTTGTTGCCCGCTTCCAGTCACAAACGTCCTGCTCCAGCTGTTTGATGCGCTTGCTCTTTCTGAAAAACATTATCCCGTCACTTCCTTTTCTCGTTCTTTCCGCTCTTGGCGGAGCTGCTTGACCTGTGCCCGCTTCTCCCATATGGGGTGCTGCTTCCACGGGACCAGGTGTCGGCAGTGCTTTTGCAGACAGCCCCGGTGCCGCATCTGCTTTGGCGTGACGGTGATGCGGTGCAGGTAGCACCAGCCAGCCGCGTTCTGCCCACCCAGCTGGCAGGGCTTGTGGTGCTTGCCCTTTCCGCGGTTCATTCGCTGCCCTCCACTTCCACCAGGGACTTGATGTCCAGGTACACCTCCCGCCGAAAATGGCCGTCCCGGAAGGTGCTGGCCCGCAGCGCCAGGTGCTTCTCATCCAGCTCGATGGTCAGCTCGTCTGCACTGGGGATGAGTCCCGGAGGCACCGGTGCGTCGTAGATCGGTCGAAAGTTCATTTGGTCTCCTTTCTTCGGGTCCTCTTGGGGATTCACTGCTGCATGAAAGTTGTTGATTTTTGTAGGAATGGCTGTCCAGCCTGGAACAGGCGCTTCTTCCAGCAGCCACGGGCAAAGAACGCTTGGTCTGCGGCAGTCAAAGCAGATATTTCCCGTATTGACCTTTTGGGATGTCGCATACCGTGTTTCCAGCCCCTCCTGCTTTCTCCAGTTCCGGATGGATAAGCGGCTGATATTCAGCCTTCTGGATATTTCGCTGTCTGTCAGGCCCATGTCGTAGAGGCGTTTTACTTCGGTGTAATCTATCATGCGTCACTATCTTGCATAAGTGCGCCGCAGTTGGGGCAGAAGCTCCAGAAGTTGCTCTCAATACGCTTCTTGCAAACTGGGCAATTCCGTTCTTTGAAGAAATTCATACCCACTTCGACTTCCCACCGCCCATGCCGCACCGGGGCAACGTCGGCAGCTTTCATATCTCTCAAATCAGATACCAGAGTTTCAAACGGGATAGGCTCGTCTGTATGACCGTATGGCCTGTACCAGTCGATTACCTGTTCTTTTGTTACATACTCAGCCATTGTCAGCACCTTCTTCCTCATGCCATGAACAGTATTTCTTGCTCTTGCATCCATCGCATTCCCATGACGGTTCATAACAAGCCCACCCGAAGTCACGAACAAGCAAAAGCCTCGTTTCGTCATCGTACCAATCCATTTCCGATTTCCCTTGGTACAGGTGGTCAAGTTCGTTCATCCTGTGAACACGAATATAGGTGTACTTCGCATCCTCGCAACAGTCGCAGGAGAGAGCTATCACTTTCGCCTGATTTCTGGTTTCTGCAAAAACGATGGTGCTTCCTTCTCCGTAGTCAACCCATGCTTTGTATGCTTTCATCAGTCAGCACCTTCTTTCCGTTCGCCAAGCGAACAAAAATGCTCTCTAGTGTCCAATTCAAACGGCAGAAACACCGTGTTTGTTTTCGGACAGTGTGCATAAAGTTCTTTGCGATTCACAACGTTCAGGTGTTTGCACTCCCGGAATCTGACCACAGGAACGGCGTCGATTGTCGTTTGTCTATCAATAACCCGTTCCGCCATACTTGCTGTGTCTCCAACAAGAGCGTATTCAAGTGCTTCTTTCGCAGAGTATGCGTCAATCAGCCTCATGCTTGTCCTCCTCTCCGGCACGGCTGGTTTCCTTCGGTTCAAATTTACAGCGCTCCATACTGTTCAGCAGGTTACATCCGGAGCCGCCCCAGAAAATATCGTGGTGCTTGCATTCTGCGCAATTTTCTCTACACGGCTTCAAATTAGACATGGTCATCCTCCAATCTACGCCCACAGATTGGGCAGAAATTGATTTTCATCTGCATATGTGCGTAGTTCTTTTGCGTAACCTCCAGCATCCAACCTCCGTGTATCGGATGATGGTGCCAAATATACGCTTTCCCGTTACCGCTTCTTGGAAGATTTTGCGCGTATCCGTCAGAATCGGTGTGACAATAAGGACATAGTTCAGGGTTCATGGTCATCCTCCTCCACTGGCTGCTGGAGCCATTCTAACGCGTGGGCCATTCCCTTCCAAATTGCACCGCCACCGGAAGCGCTTCTCCTGTTCTCAACTTCTGCGAGAAATCGAGCCAGCGCCTCATCGCTCATGGCCCGGATGCGGTCGGCGTTGGTCATAATTGTTTTCTCTTCTGGTGAATTATCCATAAATGTTCCCCACATTGTTATTCCTCCCCAGGCATAGCCGTTTTCAGCTTTCGTCCGCACTCCGGGCAGAAATTGATTAAAAAAGCGGAATTGCACGAATTACCTTTAAGACAACATTCTGCATAAGGAGGGCATGGAATGCACTCCGTCACAAGCGTTCTCGCTTTTCCGAAGGTATTCATATACAGTTTTGTGGTTGTTGTGTGTTGATACAGCGTTTTTTCACCGTTGCAATACTCGCACCCCTTTCTGCTCTTCCTCGGTATAAGCAATCGGGAGTTTTCTAACTTCCATCATAATCTTGTACGCCTCTCTGTCAGTCATTCCGCATCCTCCTTTAGCCATTCGCATTCATGTGGGTTATCTTCGGAACACACTCGGTATTTATCCCACTTACTCGGACAATTCTCGATGTCGCAAGCATAAGTCCAACAGCGGTCAGAGAATGGACATACATCACCATAGTAAGGTAAACTGTCAACTGTTAACTTCATTCCGCATCCTCCTCTAACTTCTCCACTCGCTCCATAAGCCAAGCCCTATCCTTTGCCAGTTGCCCAATCGTATCTGACTGTCGATGGTTTCTTTTGGTCAGTTCGGTTATACAGGCTTGCAGCACACCGATGTGCTTCTGGTCGTTCTCCATCGCGTCAGCAACTACACGGCCCATCTCCGGGATGCACTTTCCCATATCGCTGCCATTATAAAACACACAGTTTGCCTTACACTTCGCAGTGCTTGCCCCACTTGTGCAGCACCGCAGCGCCTTCACCAGTTCTTCACGGCTCATAAGCACCTCACCAATCAGCATTAACAACGATGTTGTTATTCTCAAAAATAGCAGCGGCAAGAATATGCTCTACGCACAAACTTTTGTACAGGTCTTGATTCTCGCGCACAAACTGATACACCTTTTCGACCTGTTCATCCGTCAGAACCATGTCCTTTCCATACCAGTCGTTTTCTTCCGTGCGCTGTTCATATGGTACATAGTATCCAATAGCCTCTAGAATCGGATACCATCCACGACCACCGCTGTCAACACTGTCAACTTTCTGTCCGCCTATAATCTCACCGCAATGCGGACAAACAACGCCATTGTACGAGGTAAATTTAATATCCAAACTCACGGCTTTATCTACTTCCCACGCAGCCGCTCAATCTCGTCAGCAGCCATTCTCACAAAGTGTTCTTTCGGCTTGTAGCCGTATGCAGACAGGAACACAGCATCACTCCGCAGCTCGTCAGGAAGCGAAAGACTGTCCTTTTCTGCGTTTGTCAGGTAGCGTTTATCCTTCATCGCGGTCGCCTCTCTCACAGCTTGATGCCGTACTGGGCCAGGATGGCGATGGCCTCGTCCAGGTCCTTCCCGTAGGAGACCTTGATGACCACCAGGTCAACCTCATCTTCCAGTCTTGTGCTCAGCTTGGCGCTTTCCGCCGTAACAAGATGCCCGGATTCGCCTCTCGAAATCTTTTTGATGTACCCGGACGCCTGAACCCAGTCCCAGCTCTTTTTGACGCCGGTATCTCCGCCAGTGTAGGCGTCCAGGGTATTTTCCAGGTCTTGGTAAGCTTCCATGAATTTCTTGTATGCGTTTTTGCCCCGGATGACCTCCTCCCGGACCTGGGCGCTCTCCTCATTGGCCCGGTTTCGGTCCGACAGCTCCTTGTTCCGTCTTGCGGAAAGCTCTCTTTGAATCAGGGCTTTCAGTTCCTTTGTCACCTTCATGTGTCTTTCTCCTTCCAATATTTTGTCAATGCAGACAGGAAAGACGATTGCTCCGCGTCTCTCTGGTCCAGGACGCCCATGACCTTGTCGTCGTAGGTGTCTGCCGTCAGGATGTGGTGGATGAACACCGTGTCCATCTGGCCCTGCCGCAGCAGCCGCGCGTTGGCCTGCTGGTACAGCTCCAGGCTCCAGGTGGGGCCGAACCACACGATGATGCGCCCGCCGTCCTGCATATTCAGGCCGTACGCCACGGAGGCAGGGTGGCACAGCAGCAGGGGCGTCTCCCCGTCGTTCCAGGCGCGGATGTCGTCCGCCGTGTCCAGGGTCTCAGCCTGGGGGAACCTGGCTTTGATGCGGTCCAGGTCGTGCTTGTAGTTGTAGTAGACCAGCACCGGCTCGTCTCCGGCGGCTTCGATGATCTCCTCCAGGGCGTCCAACTTCTGGTCGTGGATGTGGAGAACTTCTCCGGTGTCGTCGTAGACTGCCCCGTTTGCCATCTGGAGGAGCTTGCCGGTCAGAGCCGCCGCCGTGGGAGCGACCACCGCGCTGTCCGCATTTTCCACATCCTTAGTGATAAGTCCCTTCGCCAGCGGCAGCAGTTTTTCCTTCTCAAAGGTGTCGTAGACCTTCCGCTCCGCCGCCGTCATGTGGACGTAGTGGGGGACGTCCACACGGGCAGGCATATCCAGCCAGTCTTTGGACTGCATACTCAGGCAGAACTGCTTCAGGATGCCGTCGATGCGGTCCTTGGCCCCTCGTTTCAGCCTCCACTCGTAAACGATGTGGCCCTTGTGCGCCCCCGGGGTGAAGAACCGCTCCCGGTAGGAGGTCAGGGTCTTGCCCAGGTGCTCGCCACCGTCGATGAGGAACATCTCAGCGTACAGGTCCATGTACCCGGTGCCCATGGGGGTGCCGGTCAGACCCCACACCACGGTGCATCTTGGAGCAACCTTCTTCAGTGCCCGCCACCGCTTCGCGCCGGAGGACTTGAAAGACGACAGCTCGTCAATGACCAATCCGTCGAAGGGCCACTTTTTCCCGTAATTGGACACCAACCACAAGACATTTTCCCGGTTGATGACGTACACGTCGCCGGGGGTAGCCAGGGCCTCCCGCCGCTTCTTCTCCGTGCCCAGCACCGGGATGATGCGCAGGGGAGTCAGGTGGTCCCACTTCTTCTGCTCCCGGGTCCAGGTGTCCTCCGCCACCTTCTTGGGGGCGATGACTAGGACCTTCCGCAGCCGGAAGCTATCCTTCAGATAGTCCAGCAGCACTGTCAACGTGATGACCGTCTTGCCCAAGCCCATATCCAAAAGCAGGGCGGTGTGGTCATTCTCCCGCAGCCACCGGTCCGCGATGGCCTGGTGCTGTCTCGGCTCGTACTTCACAGCGCCTCTACCTCAATCCGAATCCGGCAACGGCTACCAGGGGTCGTCATACTGGCGATGGCCCGGGCCAGGCTCTCTGCCGTGATGGTTCCTTCCAGCTCCATGACCTGCCGCAGGATAGCCAGCTCTTCGGTCTCCGGTTTTTTCTCGGTGTCGGCATCTTCCTGCGGGATTTCGTTCCCTGAAGGCGTGCCGCCCATCTCATCTGGGCGGATGGTCGGTGTTTCATCCGGTGTTTCCGGTTCTTCGGATTTGGCGCTACCACCCACTACACCGTTGCAGAAGGCGCTCCATCTAGCCGTGGCTATCTCCCTTTCCTTGCGCGGCATCCGACTCCGGTTTACGCCGCCGCTCGCCACACCAATGCGCTTCAACACTGCATAGACTGTGACGTTGGAGACACCCCACATCTCGCCCAGCATGGTGTTGTTGGCTCCATATAGCTCTTGCAGCCGCGTCACATACTCCTGTTTGAGATCATCCGGCATAACCTTGAACTGCTCCCAGGTGCATGGCGCGTCCATCCGGAAGCTCCGGCACTCTCCGTTGCGCTTCTTCAACTCCGCAGCGGAAAGCCGGTCACTGGGAAGCCCGCAGTATTTGCTCTTGCTCCCGTTCACCCGGTGCCGCGCACCGGCGGCAACGCGCTTCTTCTGGAGCACGTCGTAGTCAAAATCGTTCATAACTGAATCCTCCCTTCCTTCAGAATCATCAAGCACTGCTCACAGCCCACCGGGTTTCTGCTTTCGTCAAAAATCAAATAGGTGGGCCACTTGGCCCCACATATGGGGCATACGCTTCCATCCAAATGCTTGTTCATCCACTCAGTCACTTTTTCCATCGTCTTTTCTCCCTTTGAATACGCAAACCATGCTGGGGAATGGCGCTGCGTTCTTTCCATCCCCGAATTTCAAGCGTCCTTTTACAAAGCGAATTTCAGCTTTCCCATAGATGTAATCGTGGAACGATTTTCGGTCTGTCCTCGCCGGAATCAGCAGAACAACGGTTGTTCCCGGTTTTTGGGCTTCTTCATAGCACTTTTGGGTCCAGGCACCGGTCTCCTTGTTCCCGTATGGCGGGTTGCAGAAGACGGTTTCTCCAGACCAGTCCTGGAGAAGACCATTTTGCTCTTTGGTGAAGTAGTAGTCACATTTGTGGTTGCTGGCATCCGCGCAGGGGTCCAGGGTAAAGTGAAATTCCCTGTCCAATTCATCGAAGAACTTTTGTGGGGTTGCCCACTTATCTGTAGCGCTGGAGAACATTAAATTCGTGTTCACGCCTTCAGCTCCTCCCAGTAACCCATCACCGTGTTCGCGTAGTCACTGCGGCCTGGACTTCCACTGTTGTAGGCCGTCAGGGCGGAGGTCGTGTCGTACTTGCCCAGCAGCTCCGCCAGGTAGTCACACCCGACTCGGAAGTTGCTGAAGGGGTCCATCAGGTCCGTAACGCCCAGACGCTCCATGCGGGCCCGGTGCCATCTGGGCTGTACCTGCATGTAACCGATGCTTGCTCCGTCATCGCCCTGGAGGTTTTGGTAGGTGGTCTCCTTGCGTATGACCGCCAGGGCCAGCTCAAAGGGAACGCCGCTCTCGTCACAGGCGGCACGGAGATACGCTTGCAGCTCTGCATCCATCGGGACGTCCTCCCGGAAGTAGCCCTGATCGTAGAGGGCCTGCTCGATTTTCTCGTTTTCAAAGTCCTCCTGGACTTCCTCCGTCTCCATGTAGCACCGTTTCTCGGCGGGTACGTCGTCCCCGGGAAGCCGTCCAGACGCCTCCGTGGTGCCCTCTGCGGCCTCTGCTTCCGGGGTGGTATCAGCGCCCGCCTGGTTGGTCATCGCGGCCACCAGGCCCAGGAGGAACAGCGTCAGGAAGCACCAGACGGTGATGCGCAGCATGGCTCTCCGGCTCCTGTCTCTGCGCTCCTCCCGTGCCCGGCATCGCCGTTTCTTTCGGGCATCCTTTCCAGCGCTCCTGGCAACGGACGCCATTTCCTCGGCGTCCAGATAATCTTCAAATCTCATCGTTGTTCCTCCTCAATCCTTCTTGTAAAACGGGGTCTCGTAGCCATCGGCCCGCAGGGGAAGGCCGGGGGCCCAGTCGATAGGCTGGCCCATCAGGTCGGACATCTCCTCCACGCACCGGCCACCGATGGGCTCGGATACGATGACCTCGTCGTGAACGTGGGCCCGGATGTCGTAGCCAGCGTCCGCCAGGGCAAGCATGGACTCCCGCAGACAGTCCCGTGCGGTGGCCTGGACCAGGTTCTCCGTCAGCTTTCCGCCCCAGGTCTCCAGGCGGGACCACTTCTTGGTCTTCTGGTCCGTGCCCATGTAGCTGAGCACCTTCCGGCCCGGGTGCCACCGGCTTTCCTCATACTTGGCTCCCCAGTAGGCGATGCGCCGACCGCTGGGGAGCGTCATCCACAGGACGCCGTTTTCGTAGTCGAACCGGACGTCTCCGATGGCGGAGACCGTGGTGCCCTTGCGGACGACGGCCCGGATGGCGGCCTTCTCCAGAGCCCGCCACATCGCCACGATGTTGGGGCTGGAACCACGCCACAGGTCAACGGTTTCCTGCATTTCCTCCTCGGTCATGCCCATCTTGTCCGCGCCGAAGGCTTTCAGGGCGTTAATGCCGCCGCCGTAGCCCAGGGCCAGCTCGGCGATTTTGCCCTTTTGCCGCAGGTGCCCGTTCTCACCGTGCTTGACCACGGGGACGTGGAACATCTGGCTGGCTGATGCACAGTAGATGTCTCCGCCGCTTTCAAACACATCCAGACGCCACTGCTCGTGGGCAAACCAGGCGATGACGCGGGCCTCGATGGCGGAGAAGTCCGCCACCATGATTTTGCAGCCGTCCTCGGGGATGAGCGCGGTGCGGATGAGTTCGGACAGGGGCTTGCTCACGCCGTCGTACAGGGCCTTCAACGCCGTGTACTTGCCGCTTTTCACCAGGTTTCGGGCCTGTTCCAGGTCCGGCAGGTGGTTCTGCGGGAGATTTTGCAGCTGTACCAGACGTCCGGCGAACCGGCCCGTCCGATTTGCTCCGTAGAATTGGAAGCACCCTTTGACATGGCCGTCAGGGCACTCGGAGCGAAGCATGGCCTCGTACTTGGCGGTGGAGGATTTGGAAAGCTCCGACCGCACTGCCATGAATTCTCGCGCTTTTTCGGTCTCCAGCTGGGAGACCACGTCGGCGATCACCTTCTTGTTCAGGCTGGGGAATTCCTTCCCCTCCTGGTCATACAACCAGTTCTTGATTTGACTGACGCTCTTGGGGTTCTCCAGACCCGTGAGCTCCACTGCCTTGGCGGTCAGCTCGTCTTTGTATCGCTGGTCCATTGCCACGGCGTTGACGGCCAGCCGCTGGTCGATTTTCATGCCGCGCTCGTTGATGCGGGCGTCCAGGCACCAGAACCGATGCTCCACCTCCAGGGGCTTCCACCGCTCCAGCGTGTGCCGGACGGCCCGCTCCGCCACCACGTCCTGTCCGTTGTAGAGCTTGAAGGTGTTCCACTTCTCCGGGGCGTGGTGGGGGAGGTTCCGGGTGCGTCCGCCGTTGACCTTGGTTGGCTTGCAGGGGAGACAGAAATATCGGATGAGGGCTTTGCCCTCCTTCATCTTTGCCTCGTCCTCACCCAGGCCCAGGGCCTCAGAGGCACCGGCCAGGGACCCGGGGAGGCCGCACTGGGAAGCGAGAATCATCGTGTCGTCCCATTGCTCCGGCGGCGCGTACCTGCCGAAGTGCTTCCAGATGGCATACCGCTCGAACGCGCAGTTGTATGCGGCCTTCTTCACGGAGGGGTGCCACAGGGCCTCCAGGAACTCCTTGGGGAACGGCTCACCGGCCATCAGGTCGATGACTGTGGGCTCGTCGTCGTCAAATGCGAAAGCGCACAGCATGATTTGGAAGGCCGGGTCCTCCATGTAGCGGAAAGACCCGCAGGATGCGATGTCCGTTTCACTGTACGTCTCAAAATCCAATCCCAAAATGCTCATGCTGTGCGCTCCTTTTCAGTTTGTGGTCGTCGCTGTCCTATTTGTGGACACGACATCAAAAAAAATTTTTAGTCCAGGTAAGAACCGGCCTTCTCCACCATATCGCCGAAGTCGTCCTCAGCGGAGTGAGAGCCGGACAGCTTCTCGCCATCGCGGGTCTTGATAACATTGTTCAGACCGGCGGCCACGCCCACGTTGCCGCTGGCGGAGTAGGCGTAGAAGTTCACAGTGGCGCAGCCATAGCAGCCGGAGTAGAAGTCATCGCCGTCCAGGGCCTCGCTCATCACGCCGTTCTCCAGAACACGGACGCCGGGGGCGGTGGTGGTGGAGGCGTTCAGGAACACGGTGTCCTTGAAGTTGTCGTCCTCGGGGAACTCCTCGTCACCGTCGCGCAGGGGCAGCTTCAGCTTGGAGGCGGGGGGCAGCTTGCCGTTCCACTTGGCGGCGATGCCAGCGGCCTTGGCAGCTTCCACGGCGGACTTGATGAGCTCGATGGCCTGGGTGTTGCTCTTGGGGATGACCAGCATCACGCTGTACTTGCCGGGGGTGCCGTCCTCGTTCTTGCGAGGGGCGAACACGTTGGCGTAGCTGAAGCGAATCTCGCCCAGGCGGACGTTGGTCTCAGAAATTTTCTTGTTGAAGTTTGCCATGTTGATTTCTCCTTTATTATTCAGAAAGTAAGTCGCCGAAGTCCGCGTCAGCAGACGCATATTCAGCTCGTTTATCGTCCTCAGAGACCAGGGTCAACCGACCCTCTCCCTGAGAGACCAAGCCGCCAAGCAGTGCGGAGAACGCTTTTTTGCCCAGTGCTTTTTCAACTTCACCCACGGGTCTCAGCTGCGTGGTCTCGAACTGCTCAGCGGCGTAGCCTGCTCTCAGCAGCTGCGCCTTGACCTCCTCGGGGGAGGCCCACTTCCGGTTGGGCTTTTTGCCGCGAACCAGTTTCCATCCGCGCCACACCTGACCACGGGTAGCCTGATTCTCCGCATAGGTCCTAATATCGTGAATCCACTCCTCCGCGGCGTCCAGGGTTTTCAGGATCTCGGGAATTTGCTCATCCGGGATGACGCCGGGGTTCTGAAGGCCGTAACGGAACATCTTCATGCCCTCCGCCACACGGGCGGAGCAAATGGCTTTGGCCGCGCAGAACCGGCAGTGCTCGCCGGGACAAAAGTCTCCACCACCGGCCCAGGCCAGCTTTGCCTTGGGTTCCACCTCTGTGGTTGCCCAGTCCAGCAGCTCCACACGGTTCACGGTCTCATCAGATATACTCTCCAGCCGGGGCTGGATGATAGTAGTCCTCACGGCGGGGAAGTCGTACAAAGCGCCGAACTTGGCAAGCGCACCCAGTCCATACAGCCGAAGCTGAGGATTCCCTTCGGCTTTCACGGGGACGCCCTTGCCGTGCTTGTAGTCGCAGACATCCAAGAAGACATTGCTGACAATCAATGCGTCTCCGGTGCCAAAGCCAGACGGAACCCATTTGGAGTAGTCCAGCCGCTGCTCCAAGTAGATTTTTGCACTGGGGTCATCCTCCTTAGCCTGCTCATAACGGCCTAAAATGAACGCTCGGTAAATATCTGTGGCGTACTCCATGTCGTCCGGAATGTCGCCCAGCTCTGCCCGAAGTGTCTCGTAGCGGAACTTGTTGATGCCTGGGTACTGTTCTTGCTCTGCCTGGCTCATCCGGGAGTGCTTGGAGGCAGTCATTCCGTCGGCCTCATAGACTGCGAAGCGCACCTTCAGCTCCGCCAGGGCGTGGGCTTTGGTGCCCTCCTGGGCATAGGGGGATGCGCCCTCGCCAAATCGGGAGGCCAGCCGCTCACACAGTCTTGCACTGGGAGGACAGGCCAGCCACCGGTGGGCCGAGGACGCGCCGAGGACCGCGTGAAGGGAAGGAGGCATTAGCCCACCTCCCGGACGGCCTCGTCCACCAGTCGAAGCAGCTCACCGTAGCGCCCCTTGGGAATCGCGGAGAGCTTTTCATAGCCCATACCGGCCATGATGCTCGCCACATCTAGGGTGTCATACTTGTCAGCCAGGGTGGAGATGCGGGTCCGCAGCTCGTCCAGGCTCATGGTGGGCTCCTCAACTGCGGGTTCCTCGGGGTTGCGATCGGGTTTGTGTTTTGGCGCGGGGGAGGGGTCATCTTTCCCAACGACCTCCGTGTGGACTTGGGCCTCTACGTTGGGGGTGTTGCAACTCTGCGTCTCCATACGACTAACCGCCGCGCAGAACTGCTCCACGAGCTTTGCTGTACTGTCGCTGAGTTGCAGGGTAACTGTGATTTCGTGCATTGTTTTCCTCCTATTCGTTATTTTCAAAACGGTTGACCGCGTCGGCGTTGATGCGCCACGCACAACCGATCTTGAACCCTTTGAGCTTCTTCTTGCGAAGAAGGTCGTAGATGACATCCGTGCTGCACATCCATCGTGCAGCCAGGGAGTCTACCGTGTACACGGTGTTTTGATAGATTTCCATCTGTTCACCTCGTGTCCTGTTTGTGGACATCACTTCAAATGAAAAGCGGACACGATCTCGTCCGCGTTGTTCATGCCAAGGGCCTGAATAAGCGTCCGCATATCATCCACTGTGGGCTGCTGGGCTCCCGTGATGATGCGGTAAGACTTTGCGTAGCTCCAACCAATATGCTGTGCCAGTTTATTGATGCTGCCGAACACATCGACTGTTTTCCCTCTCAGGGAGAGATTCACACTCATAAACTCATCTCCTCTCTCTGGCGGTGTGAATTTGTCGTTGTCCCGTTTTGTGGACAACATCATCCTAGCACACGGGCAAGGGCTTGTCAACCGGATTTTGCAAAAAATTTCCCGTTTGTGGAAAATTTTATCCCGTTTGTAGAAAATAGTCCTTGCAAAAGCTGGGGACCCGTGGTACTATCCGGTTGAGAGGAGGTGACACACATGATACCTGTGGCATCCTTTGCAGAGCGTTTCCGGGAGCTTACAAAAGGCCAGACCTGCCGTCAAGTAAGCGACCGGCTCGACATCGGTAAGTCTACTGTAAGCGCCTACGCAAACGGGGACCGGACGCCAAAGGGACCCGTGCTCATGACCATAGCGCGTGTTTATAATGTAGACCCGATGTGGCTCATGGGCTACGATGTCCCGAGAGAAAAGGAGACCCCCGACATAAACGACGGGGGTCTGACGCAGGACCAGAGCTATATCTTAGAACAGGTTAAACAGATGACCCCGGATGAGCTTCAGTCTCTTCGGAACATCGTAGACCAAGTTCTTTTTCTGCGCGGGAAATAACGGTTTTCAGTTCTTCGGGGGACAAGCATAGCAACAACGTAATCAGTTCTTCTTTTTCGGACATGGCAGGCTCCCTTCGTTCATCACATGGTGTACGAACATTATAGAACAAATGTTCTATTTCCACAAGGGAGAATTTTTACCGAAAAGGAAGACCGCTTTTTGTGACCCGTGCATTCGAACGTGCAACTAAAAAAAAGCGCCGCCCAGATGGTGGAACATCCAGGCGGCAGCAATCGAACAATTTTCATACTTCACACCACATGACGAACGAAAGGGCCCGATTGCCCTTTCATTCTACTCTACAACGAGTTGAAATGCAAGGAGGTTTTATACACATGGCTACTAAAAAGGTATACGCGACGCACGTTACGCTGCCCAACGGCAAGCGGGTTTACGTCCGGGGCCGGACGAAAGAGGAGCTGGCGGACCGGGTTGCAAAGACCAAGTATGAGGTCGGGGCCGGGGTCGATGTCTCCGATGACACCGATTTCAGAGGCTACGCCTACACCTGGGCGCGGGTCTACAAGCTCCCGAAACTCCGGCCAAACAGCTACTCCACCCTCATGTCGAACCTGGAAAACCATGTCCTGCCGGTGTTAGGTGACATGCGTCTGCGGGACATCAAACCCATCCACGTCCAACTGTTTCTCACGTCCATCTCCTCGCTCAGCCGATCCACCCAGTCCAAATGTCTCCAGATCACATCGGCGGTGCTGCGAACAGCGGCTGACAACGGGCTCATTCTGAAGTCCCCGGTTACGAAGAATGACCAGCCCGGAGGCAGCTCCGCAGAGGAGGAGGAACCCCTGACGGACGAGCAGGCCAAGGCCCTGCTGAAGGCTACGGAAGGAACCAGGGCGTACCTGTTCTGCTTGCTGGCCCTCTCCACCGGTCTTCGACGCGGAGAGCTGCTGGGCCTCATGTGGGAGGACGTGGACCTGGAGGCCGGTATCATCCAGGTCACTCACAATAAGGTGTTTCCGGCAAACGAGAGCGACGCGCCCGTCACCACCTTATTAAAAACCGCGTCTGCGCGTAGGCGCGTACCCATTCCCCCCACGCTCCGTGCATCCCTGGAGCAGGCGCGGAAGGCGTCGGACTCCCAGTATGTGCTGAGCATGGCGAATGGAGAGAGCTTCACAAAACCGGCCTTCCGGTCCCTGTGGGCGCTCATCGAGGTCCGCACAGTCCGGGAGGGGAGAGCGCTTGGAAGCACGGTCTCCGGCGGCAGGGATGGTCCCATCAAGGTCTCCCTGGACTTCCGGTGTCATCCTCACCAGCTCCGGCACACCTACGCCACGAAGCTCTTTGAGGCGGGCATGGACATCAAGCAGGTCCAGTATCTCCTGGGGCACAGCACCCCGGAGATGACACTGCGGGTCTATACCCACTACCGGGCTTGCTGCCGCGCTACCGAAACCGCGGAGCAGGTCTGCACGGCGATGGACTATCTGGCCGTTTAA